GATTCGAACCTGGTCTTCTCGCTCCGAATGCGAAGTAACCGAAGACTGTCGCACCTGACAGGGATATTAAATTCAATGTTTAAAGGACAACGCGTCTGAGGGTTTCCAGACCGCCCCGCGTTACCAGGGCCGCCGTTGCCGCTCAGAGAACTAAACCGAATCCGGCATTTCGATTTGCAGTAGAAGTAGCCGGGTTCTTCGCACCTGAGGGGCTTCACGTCGCTTGAACAAGTACTACAATGTCAGTTCTGGGGTCGGCTGTCAAGTGGCTTCTGGCCTTTGTGGCATGGACCACAGGTACATGGTCTACCTGCAATCAGATCATGCCGCCGCGGGGTGTGGCTACGGACTTGTTTCCCGCTGGCCGACACGCAGGAGTAAGGAGGCGAGGCGCCACATGATCTACATGTAACGCCTCGCCACATCCGCTCCTCATAGAACAGGTCGGTGTACAGGTAGTCCACTAAAACGGCCACTCGCTGCGGCTGCGGCCCTCAAGCGCAGGGATCAGCTGGAACGCCGCATCGGACAGGCCGCCGATGGTCACCCTGTTCCCAGTGCCAGCTGGCGCGTGTCCGTGCTTGTAGCCGGCCAGGTTGAACGTGATGACCATCTTGTCGCCGGGGACCTTCGCGTACACGGCACCTTCGGACCAGTAACTGTCGGCCTGCTCGTCGGTGAGACAGATGAGACGATCGTGACCTTGATAGTGGTGTTCCACCGCAGCCCGTGTCGCTGTGCTGCCGTTCATGACGAAACCGCTGCCACGGAACCGGTTGATGCTCTTGAGCAGTGAGGCGCCCTCCACCTTCGGGAACACCATCGTTGAGCTGGAGAACGACACCACATCAGACTCGTGGCAGCGTGCCGCCAGCGCCAAGCCGAACAGGATCGCCGCGTCCGTACGGCTCAGCTGAGACTTGGCGGACAGTCTCATGTTCATCGAGCTGGACGTGTCGATCAGGATCAAGGTGCGGCCGGCGAACAGCGGCAGATTGTTCAGGCACAGATCCAGGGCTGTTTCCAGCGGCTGCGCCCACCGGTTGCTGGGCACGTTGCGGTACGCCGACCAGAAACGCATCGGCAGCTGCCGCGACTTGGCCACCTCGGCGGGGCTGGTCAACTGCGTCTTCACCCAGTCGATGGCGTCGCCGGTGACGTTGTTCTCGTCGAAGTTGCGCAGGTTACGCAGCAGCGCCATGAACCCCATCTCAGGGATGATGGCCCGCCACATGTCGCGCTTGTTCAGCTTGTCCCCACCAAGCGACAACACATCTTCCCACGTCATCCCCGCCTGACTTAGCCGCGTCGTGTTCAGCAGATGCTGCGGGGACTCCGCGGCGTCTTTACGCAGCGCCGCGTTGGCGCGCATCATCGTCAGCAGATCGGGGATGGCCAGCGGGGCACGGCCTTTGCCGCGGGCGATCAGGTACTGGAACAGTCTGCCCTGGCTGAGGAAGTTTGGGCTCGGGTGTACCAGTTCGATGACGTCGCCGAAGCGCAGACCTTTGGACGAGGTGTCGTATTTGAGTGCGTTGCGTTCGCTGTACAGTCGTACCACCGCATCGGCGATGCCACGTTTGATCGGCTTCGGGATGGAACGCCGATAGTTGGTCATGTAGTAGGCGAGTGCTTCGCCTGGCTCGTCGGCACGGGCGAGGACGCTGTTGATCAGCCGCCGGCCGCCGGGGATGTCTTTGGTGACCATGGCGATGGCCGCTTCGACGGCGCCGATGGTGGCCGCTGAGCGCATGTTGGCCTGGTTGCGCAGCCATGGCAGGAATCGTCCCAGCCACTGTGCGTGGCCTTCGTCCACGGCCTTGAAGATCAGCTGCGTGTAGCGCGCGTCACGCGCCTTGCCGCCTTCGTAGAAGGTGTCCTCACCGACCATGTTGGTGCAGGCCAGCAGGAACAGCTGGGACAGGGTGTCGTATTCGTAGCCGGATGCACCGTTGTACGTTTTGCCGGTGGGCACCGTGCTGGTTTTGAGGGGTGCTGCAGGGGTTCGTGGGGCCCGTGAGGTCCGCTTGTCGACGGTGTTGAACTTTGCCATGGTCACTCCCTAATCCGAGGAAACACCGGAAAGCACGAGTGTGACATGTTTGGGATGCTGCGGCAAGCGGCTTAACGCTCGATACGAAACAGGTGCTGCACCTCGCCGCCGTAGGTGAGACCAGCGTTACGCACCACCGGGGTCAACGTCTTCTGATTTTCTTCAGGGACCAAGATCCCCTTGCGTTCGTTGGCGAACCGTGTCAGCTCCCGATCCTGACGCTCCCGATCCATACCCCGCACGGACAAGGCAGTACGCAGCTGCAGCAGCGTCACCCACGGGTTGCCGGACAGCCCTTTGATGTTGAGTACGTCCTCGTAGGCGTCGGCAATGTCCATGTCGGCGAGCGCGCGGGAGTCCACCGCCGGCACCTGGATCACCGCCGCCGAGCTGCGCCCTGAACCACCACGGCCACCCATCAGGGAATCATCACCGCGCCTTTGCGCTGATTACCGAACATGATCTCAGCGGCATAATCTTCCGGCTCGAGAACCTTCTGATTCGACGACGGTATGAGCATTATTTTACGGGCTCTGGCCAGACGCAGCAGCTCAGTGTCCTGCTGCTCCCGGTTCAAACCCAGCTCACTCAACGCCTCACGTGCCGCGGTCATTTCGATGATTTGCTGATTGTACGCAGGGGTGCGGGCCACCATGCGCTGTATAGCCTGAAACGCGGGATCGCCGGCTGTCGCCGCTGGCGCTTGGGGGCCTGGGTTCGGGGATCCGCCTCTGCCGCCCATCAGCGTGGAATCCCGATGAGATGTTTCTCTTCCCCACTGACCCGTAACGCTGCACGACGATCAGCCGGGGTGAGCGTCTGCTGATTCTCCTCAGGAATCAACCTGATCCTACGATCCTTCACCAGCTGCAACAAGGCGCTGTCTTGCTCCTCACGGGTGCCGCCGAGCTGATTGCGTAGCTCGGTGAGGATCACCCATTCATTGTCGAATCGGTCCCGCAGCCCCTCGTAAGCCCTGAGAATGTCACCCTGCATCCCGCTGGGAGAAGATGACGTTTCGGCACGGGCAGCTGCCTGAGCTACAGCGGTAGCCAGGTTGGTGCGCGGTGCGCCGCCTCTGCCGCCCATTACTCGTCCCAACGTGTCTTGAAATACTCGAACGGGGTGCTGGTGAAGACTGTATCCTCCCCCAGGCTGCGGCCATAGACCAGTACATGGTCAGGTTTCAGCGCGTCCATCATCGCCTCGATACCTTCGCGGAAGCCCCGATGGGCTTCAAGCCCGCGGATCCCCACCGTTGACAGTGCCACAGTGGAGTGTTGCGCGATCCCGGCGAAGCAGAACTCGTAGCTGGCCGGCGTGGACCAGGACACGGTGGGGATGACATCGACCCCGTTGCTGTTCATCCACGCCCCGCACCACCGTGACCTGTACACCTGCCACAGCTGCATCGCTAGGGGCATCTCCCGCCACAGGGAGAAGTCGGGCGTCAGGCTGATGCCGACGCGCATGAGACGGGACAGGCTGCGCCGTGGCTGGGTCCACACCGTTTCGAAGCGGTAGTCGTCGAGGAAGAAATGCACAGCGTCACCTGGCTGCGGGTGTTCGACTTTGTGCCGGTCGTTGTAGGCGATCAGTCGTGTCGGTGCTGCGGTGGTGCGTGGCAGGTCGGGGATGCCCCACTGGTTGCTGGACGCGTAAAGCGTGTGGGTGTTGTTGCGGTCGAAGTTTCCGGGCAGCGAGGACCAGTTGTGGCTGCTGCGGGTGACGTTGAGCTGGGCTGCAAGTTCCACAAACAGATCATAGGACACTCGTATATACGTACATAGTCATCTAAGATCACCTACATGGGTAAGTCGATGATGCGCATCTTGTCTGAGATGTCAGACGTTGAGCAACTCGCGCTCATCGAGTCCCTTGACGTTCAAACCTTGGAGCAGATGGGCCGGGGCGAATGGTGGTATGTGTCGCGCCCGGAGCAGAACCCGCCACCTGGCGACTGGACCGTCCACCTGTATCTGGCCGGCCGTGGCTGCGGCAAGACACGTTCCGGCGCGGAGTGGCTGGTGCAGCGGGCCATCGACTATCCCTACGACGCGTCAGGGTTCCCCACGGAAAGGTTGGTGGTGGCCTACAACCTTTCCGACACCCGCATCGTGTGTATCGAAGGCGCCTCGGGTGTCTTGCGGGTTCTTCTGCGCCGCGGATATGAAGAGGTCAAGGATCACTACCGCGGGGATTTCAGCAACAAGTTTCACTACACGAAGTCCCCGAAGCCGCACATCACGCTGATGGAAACCGGCACCAAGATCCACTTCACTGGCGCGGATCCTGACGCACCCCGAGGCTTCAACCTGGCCGACGTATGGATGGACGAACCGGTCAAATGGGAAGATCCGATGGCCGTGTGGAAGGAAGGCATCTTCCCGGCGCTGCGAGCCGACCTGCCCGGCGACAAACCCCGCGCCTTCGTCACCACCACCCCCAAGCCGATACAGCTGCTGCAGTACTGGCTGGCGCAGCAAGACGGCACCGTGTCCATGGCCCGCGGCTCCACCTTCGACAACGCCGACAACCTGTCCGAGGCGTTTTTGATCGAAGCCAAAAAGATGTACGAAGGCACCGCCCTGGGCCGCCAAGAACTGTACGGCGAAATGCTCGACTCGATCGAGGGCATGCTGTTCAGCTACATGGCCATCCACGGCAACCGGGTGGCGATCGGCCCGACACAGGTGGCCCACCGCACCGTCGGGGTGGATCCTGGCCTGACCGGCGGCGACGACGGCGATGAGATGGGTGTCGTGGTGGTGTGCCGCGATGCCGAAGACCACATGTTTGTGGTGGCTGACGAGACCACCAGGCTCGCCGGCCGCGACGCCGCCTTGCACGCATGGCGCGTCTTCGAACGTTATCAATGCGACACGCTGGTTTACGAATCCAACTTGGGCAAGGCGTGGATGCATGAGGTGTTCCTCGACGCGTTCAAGGAGCTGCAGCGCAGCGGCGTGTTCAGCATGGACGTCATGGAGCCGCCGCTGGTCCCCGCCTTCTCGACGGTGGGTAAGAAGCTGCGTGCCGAACCGGTCGCCATGAGATACAGCCAGGGCAGGGTGCACCACATTGGAGTGTTCGAGAAGCTGGAAGCGCAGATGCTGTCCTTCGATCCGATCACCTCGAAGGTGTCCCCGGATCGCCTGGACGCTTTGGTCCACGCGTGCCGGCATCTCATCGACGGCGAGAAGCGCCGCTCCAAGATCCTTTCCCCGGCGAACTACCCGATGCCGGCTCTGGGGATGAATGCCTGGTAGGAACCTGCGCCCCAGGATGCTAACTTAGTCAATGTGATCTACTTGCTCGCCTTTGTCGTCTTGGTCCTGGCTGCGGCCAGAACGACACGCGTGCTCGTGATCGATGAGATCGCCGCCCCGCTGCGCACGTGGATCCTCACCCGCTATGGCGCCGCATCGAAACCGGGCAAGCTGGTCCGCTGCTACTGGTGCTCCGGCTTCTGGGTGTCGCTGATCCTCACCGTGTACACCCAATGCGTCTTCTGTTTCGCCGGTTGGCTGCCGTGGCAGACCGTGGCCCTGCTGCCCATTGTCACATTCGCCGTGGCCTATGCGTCGTCGTGGGTTCTAGACAAGGAAGAAGCGGCGGATGGCATTTAGAAAAAAGGTCGAAGCTGTCATCGAACCTGACGCCGGCAGCCTCATCGCCTCCGCGGTGCGCATGGGCCTGTCCGAAGAGGCATGGCGAGGCTACCGGTTCACCGACGAAGCGTGGCAGCGGCAAGCCTGGGACTTTTACGACACGAATGCTCAGCTGCACAATGCCGTCGACTACATCGGCGCCGCCGCATCAATGATCCGCATCTATGTGGCGGAAGTCGATGAGAACGGGGTGCGTCAAGGCGAAGTCGACGACGATGCTGAAGTCGGCGCCCTGGCCGAAACACTGTTCGGAGGCCCCGCCAACAAGGCGGAAATGCTGCGCGGCATCGCCGAATCACTCATCGTCGCCGGTGAATGCTTCATCCTGGGCAAGGCGAAACGCGGCGGCATGTCGGATCGGTGGTGGGTTGCCGCACCCGGCGAAGTCCGCATGAACGGCGGCATCGTCTACGTGAACATGGGCCGCGCGGTGCGCGAAGAACTGTCCGGCAGCGACCTTGTCATCAGGGTATGGACTCCGCATCCCCGCCGCGCGTATCTTGCCGACTCCCCCGTCCGCGCCCTGCTGGGTCTGCTCTTCGAAATGGAGCAGATGCAAATGTTCATCCGGGCGCAGATGAACTCCCGCATCGCCAACGCCACCATCCTGCCCGTCCCGTCCACACTGGCCGTCCCGAAAGGCGACAACCAGGCTGTAGCAACAGATGACATCTACCAGCAGCTGTTCGAAGTCATCACCTCCAACCTTGAGGGTAAAGGCACCGCCGCACAAGTGGCCCCGATCCTGTGGCAGATGCCTTTGGCCGAACTGACGGCGATGTCCGGGGTGCAGCCGATCCGGTTCGACTCGCCACTGTCCGATCAGGCCATCGACCTGCGCAAGGAGCAGCAACAGAAACTGGCCATCGGCATGAACGTGCCGGTGGAGATTCAGCTCGGTGGGCAGGAGATGAACCACTGGTCCATCTGGTGGGCCGGTGAAGAGTTCATTGTCAAAACGATGCAGCCGCTGTTCAACCGCATCGTCGACGCGTTGACGACGGCGTATCTTGTTGGTGCGCTTAAAGCTTTGGGCAAGGACCCGAAGAGATACACCTACTGGTACGACACCGCACCGCTGGCCAACTCCGCCAACAAGCTCGCTGACGCCCTCAACCTGTACAACGCCAACCCTCCTGTCGTGTCAGCGGATACGGTGCGCCGCGAAGGTGGCTACAACGACGCCGACGCACCCACCGAAGAGGAAATCAACACCCGCTTCATCAAAGAGCTGCTGCTGCGCGACCCGACCCTGTTCGCGATCACCGCGGTACGTGAAGAGATCGGTATCGACATTGACACCGCGGTGCCGGAACTGGCACCAGGTGCCCCGCCACCACCGGTGCCGGGGCGTGTCCCTACCGCCCCGGAGCCTGGGTCTCAGCCGGACCAGCCGGCGGTGACTGATGGCGGGGAAAGTCAACTGATCGCCTCGGCGGTTCCTCCTCCCACAGCGGTGTCCATCGCTGCCAATGGTTTGGTAGTTCGTGCTCTGGAACTGGCGGGGAAGAGACTGTTGACTCCCACGCATCGCGGTGTGTTTGGAACCACACCACCCCATCTTCTGCACACCAAAATCCTGGTTGGCTCATCAGCCCACGCAGAAACTCTGCTTGCTGGAGCATGGGATCAATGGGAGTACTACTTTGCAGGGATTCCGGCGCCGCGTACGCAGCTGCAACCTGTTCTGCACTCCTACGCGAAAGGTCTTCTGACCAACAGAATTGAGCACAGCCCAACACTTCTAGCGGCGATGCTTCAGGAAGCCTCTCGATGACACAGCCGCTGGAGCCACAGATTACCGAAGAGCCAGCACCTTCCGGTGCGTTGGCTCTGGCGGCGTTTGAGGCATCCATTGCGGCGCTAGTGCTGTCCATGTACACCGCCTGGCTGGCGACCGTCACAGCCGCAGTCCTTGCACCCTTCATCCGCTTCGGCCTGAGTCCAGACCCGACAGCGATCTGGTCCACCGTTCCGCAGTGGGAGCGAGAAGTCGATCGGCTTGGCGCCTCCCTGCTGGAGATCGCACGCAGGGGGTGGGAAGCCAGTGTCGCCAGCCTCGGTCTCCCACTGCGGGATTACCCCTTCGACCCAACAGACTCGATCCTTCAAGACCAGCTGGCACGGACGCGCAACTTGATGGTCCGCACACCAGACGAGGTATACCGGCGCATTCTTGACGAACTCAACACTGCCGTAGCTAACGGCGAAGACGTAGACGCTCAAGCGGCACGGGTTCGTCATGTTCTCGACGTTACAGGCACCGAGAACTGGCCGGCCAGAGCAAGGACAGTTTCCGTCACTGAGGTGCATCGTGCCTACAACATGGGCGCCCTGGCCGCCGCGCTACGCATACAGCAGCAGGAGCAAGGCCCGCGGCTGATCAAAACCTGGAACTCGAAACACGACAGCGCCGTGCGCCCGGCACACCGTCTTGCCGACGGGCAGGCGCAGTACGTGTCGCAGCCGTTCGTTGTCGCTGGTGAGCCGCTGATGGCGCCCGGCGATCCCAGCGGCAGCCCGTGGAACGTCATCAACTGCCGGTGCAAGATGAAATTCGTCAGGGGGACACGCTGATGGCGGTGAACAGTAAGGCGTGGCAAGGCTTCCCTGTCGCCGCACGGGATCAGGAGTTCTCCGCCGACAACGCGATCAAACGTATCCAGCAGGCGTCCGCCGGTTCGGTGGAACATTTCAACATCGCATTTTTGTGGCGTGACAGCAACGGGCCGCCGAACAACAAAAACAGCTACCGGCTGCCGATCGCCGACGTGATCAACGGGCGTTACACGCTGGTGCCACGTGCTGTCACCACCGCCGCGGCGATCCTGCAAGGCGCCCACGGCGGCCTGGAAGGTGTCGTCGGTGAGGACGAGAAGAAGCAGCTGCGCGATGTGGTGACACGGATGTACGCGAAGCTGCGCAAAGTCTTCAACGACGAACGCATCGTCGCGCCGTGGGAACGTGACGACACCCCGCCGCAGGATCGTCCCAACCGGCAGATCTCCACCACTGCATCCGCGGTCAACGAAGCAGTGGCGACGCTACCTGTTGCCGCCGTCGCCTCATGGAACGCACGTTACGCCGCCGACCGTATCGCCGTATGGGCTGACGGTGACATGCGCCAATACCGCAAAGGGTTCCTGTGGTGGGAAAGTTCCAGCCCGCATCGCACCGGCTACAAGCTGCCTGTCGCCGACATTGTCGACGGGGAACTGAAGCTGATACCGCAGGCGGTGTCCGCGCTGCGTGCCTCGTACGCCAATGACAGCAACAGTTTCGACGTCCCCGACGAGTCGCTGGCCAAGGTGGGGCAACTGCTGGAGGCCTTGGAAGTGTTGACACAAAACGAAAGTGAGGATCCGATGACTACCGCTGCGCCGCTGCGCCCACCGGCGCACTGGTTCGACGACCCTATGCTGCCCGGACCGACACCGTTGAGTATCACCGCCGACGGGCAGGTGACAGGTCATTTGGCCCTGTGGAATGTGTGTCACTTCGGCATGCAGGATGTGTGCCGCATGGCGCCACGGTCCAACACCGGATACCAGTATTTCGCCACCGGCAGTGTCCTGACCGCCGACGGCACACAGCGCCGGGTGGGGCGTATCACGGTGGGGACTGGGCATGCGAATCTGCGTCTGGGCTACATACCGGCCGCGGACCACTATGACAACACTGGCACCGGCGTGGCTGTCGTTGCGGCCGGTGAGGACATCCACGGCATTTGGGTTGCCGGCGCGACGGTACCCGAGGTGCCTGAAACAAAGGTAGCGGAGCTGCGCCGAAGCCCGCTGTCAGGTGACTGGCGTCCGACGCCGAAAGGTTTGGAACTGGTGGCCGCGTTGGCGGTGAACACGCCAGGGTTCCCGGTGGTCGGTTTGAACGCCTCCGGTGAGGTGCAGTCGCTGGTGGCCGCCGGCATGGTCCTGTCGGACGAGGAGATCATGGCGCTGGGGGGTTCACCTGGGCCGCTGGAGCAGCCGGATCCTGCGTTGATGGCGCGCCTGTCCCAGCTGCAGGCGAAGGCGGACAAGATGGCCGCCAAGGCACGGGCCG